TGTACCGCAAGGGGTATAACACCTGAATTTACAAACTCTTTCGTCCGTTATAACGGTTCATCACATTGGAATACGGTTCTAAGTATTCAGGATGACCTTAATGTGCAAATCTTAGATCATTGTAAGAAAATCGCTACGGATTTTGTCTTAAGATTGGAAGAACTATGTCTAGTCTTCAACCTTAAACTTTCTGAAGATGAGCTATTATTAGAATATGACAAATTGATATTGTTGGTATTTCATGATAAGATTCATTCGAGTCTGAAATTACGTATCAATTTCGCATTCTGTGACTTCTATGGAGTAGAACGTCCGGAAGGGGATATGGTAAAAGGTTATTTTCCACGTCGTTTAGAATTGATTCTGCGACGTTGGGGCAATGGAAACATGGCCTCTATTAGAAAGATTTCTAATCAAGAGAAAATTAACACTTTATTTCAGGGATTCAAGAAAAGTTGTTATGGTGGGTTTCCAAGTATGATTGTAAAATCTCTTGAAAAGCACTATAAGGCTTTATCGGAAGAGCCTGAACCAGTATCTGTTAAGACGATGGTAGCCGTAAGAAGATTGATTGGGGAGATGAAGAGAGAAATCTCGCTGAAGACAGATGATGTCCATATTGTTGATAACTTTAGGATGGGTAACCATTCTACTGTGGAGTGTAATTATCCTAATGGGGGGGAATCTGGTTTCCCTTTCATGACTCATGATATTGATGAGACAGAAACAACTTGTTTATATGCCAGACCTCTTGATCCAGAGGGAGATGATAAGGATTTTGATCCTATCATCATTAATGGTCAAATAATAGCTAAAGATGAATACATTGAATTTTATAAAAAGGAGTTAATTTTAGACTCCCATGTAGTTCCTGCTTGTATTATTGAACCATTAAAGGTTAGAATTATCACTAAACCTCAAGTTGGAGTCTATACTAGACTCAGAGTTTATCAAAAGAAATTATGGAATTATCTATATAATCATAGAACTGACTTCTTTAAATTAATTGGAGAACCCCTTACGAGGACTCAATTATGGAGGCACGTGTTAAATTGGAACCCCGGAGAGAAATTCTGTTCAGGGGATTATTCTGCTGCTACGGATAATTTAAAATCAATAATTATTAAAGAATTGATTTCTAAATTGTTTGAAGATTTGGATGAGATTGATCGTGAAA